CAACAATAGCTTCAGCAATTTCTTCAGCAGTAGCTTGTTTAGGCATTGACTTCTCCATAGATTCTTGAACTTGTTTTGCGATAGTATCAACTACATCGCTGTCGATTTCAACGACATTTTTCTCTTCACTCATTTAATTTCTCCTTTGAGTTTAATCCGTCTAATGACGGTTTCGACTTGTTGATCGACCGCTTGCGCCTGGCGCAAAACAACTCGTCTGTTATTATTTTCGCTTACCTTTTCTTCATGGGGTTCACTGTTGCCAGCTACTTCCTTTAAAGTGGTTACGAGTGTCTCTAATCTAGCTATATCTTTCTGGATCTCTGTGATGCCGGTGTTCTCGTCTAGCATCTTTCGAGCGTATGCGTTACCTAATGCCCTAAGTTCAGCTTTCTGGTCTCCGTCGAGGCTTTTAGATGCTACTAGAGCTTCCTGATTGGCCGGGATGGATACAACGCTAAACTCTTTCATATTGAGCTTGGCGATCGTAAGACCGTCTTGCGCCCACTCCTCAACCATTCCACCGATTGATACAGCGTTTAAATAACCATCGACAATGTAGTTATAAACTTTCTGTGCAAACGCATCTTTCATGTAGAACTTAGCACGAGCCATTAGCTTGCCGGATTCTTTCCAGATCTTAGTAGTCTTAGCTATTGGAAGATTAAACCCATCGTGTCCCCATAAAACAACAGGGTTCTTCTTATAGTCTTTTAGATCAATACCATTAACGTCTATTCTTTCGCCATGTGAGTCCCAAGCATTAGTTGAGACAACAAACTCAACTTCGCCCTCAGAAAGCTTGCTTGCTTTTTCGATATAACCGTCTGATTTTATGTGCATTATTTTCTCCTATTAAAAAAGACCCTTAAAACCACATCATCTTTTAACAGATGTGTCCGCTTGTTGCGGAGTGGTCTCTGGGACTCTGTTTATTATCATATCATACGATGATGTAACTTGTAAATTATTAAATACTTTATATTCGTAAACCATCTTACATCTAGGGCATTTGATAGCCGCGACCATTACAGTTGCTGTAGCCAACCATCTATTACACCCTTTGCATCTGACTTCGATCGGGTTCATGAGAAGAACACCGTTTGAGGTATGAATGAGTTAGTGTTTATAAACACCACCAAAGCCACTGCTGTACCCGACCTTGATGTTGTCCAAGAAAACGTAGTATCAACGGCTGCGGTTGTAGTTAGTTCTTTAACAGCACCTTTTTGAACACTAGAAGCGGTTTGTAGTGTTCTGTCCTCTACAAAGCTGTTAGTCAAGCCTGTTGTGGTGTTAAGTGTTGATGCGTTTGCAAGGAATGCCAGTGCTAACGCTGGCTGTGCCGTGTTGGTCGGGCCAGTAGTTGCAGTTGTTGATAAAGTTGTAGCAGCACCGGCAGCACCATTGCTATCAGTAACATCTAGTGTAGGTGTTCCGCTAAAGCCTGTGTACTCTACTACAGCCATGTTTAAAGCTCTAGTTTGTGTCTGGCTGAATGTCACGCTAGTTTCTGTGCCGTCTGCAATCTTGTAGTAAATATACACCCATGTAGTCTCTTGTTTTGATATAGCAAGTGACCAGCCCGATGGGGGAGTAAAGGTTGCGCCTTGCGTACTTGATGACGTGAAGTATGCAATCAACAAGTTCCCAGAAGTAGTTGCAGTAGAGTATGTAGCCGAAATTGATGTTCCTGATACTGTAGCAGCAGCAATGCTCTGAACGTGCTTGTAGGTTGGGGCAGTTATGTATACACCACTATTACCAGAAACCAGTATCGAGTTAGTCCCAGCAAAGAATGACAGTGGCTGATACATAATTATATCTTGAACAACTAGATAATCTGATGATGGTGTCAGTATTCCGCCTGACGGCTTGCTGAATGCTGTGATTGACCCTGCTGCTGAACTTGAAATGGCTAGCCGTCCATCGCCAGCCTGTGCAACAAATCCAGTTATTGTAACAGTGGCAGCGTTGCTTGAACTTTCCGTAAAGGTATTGGCTCCAAATGTTTTAGTAGTAAAGTCAGCATCAAACTGTACTGAACCGCCGAATGATGTACCTACACCTGCAGTAGAAGCAAGCATTCCGTTGTAAATCTTAGCTCGGTATATTTTGCCTGCCAACATATTAACTGAACCACTGGCAATTGAACCTACCTCTACCCCTATCGTTGAATCGAATATTGAACTAAGCCCATTATTTCGGTCAGTTCCAAGCTGTGTAAAGTCTGAAGCTGCAGGATTGGCTATAGAACCAGAAGCAGTGAAGAATTGTACCCTACCATCACTTGCCCTAAACGTAGCCAGTACCCAATTAGTCGTACCATTAGTAAACCCTGTAGCAACTGATGAAGTAGTAGTAACGTTTACTGTACCGTTTGTCGACGCAACAAACAACAATTCCCCTGTAGAAGAATTGACCACAAGCTGATAACTTAAATTAGAGGAAGAATTACTCTTACCAACAACTGTCATATTCGTTGCTGGAGTCCAGCTGTCCATTGCAACTCTACCTAGCAGTGTAATATCGCCCGTAATAGAAGTTGCCGCTGTATCAGGAATTGAAATATAGTTGGAGGCTAGCCCGCCCATACGCTGATAACCATTGACCACGCCGCTGCCTAGAATATTACCTCTAATGGTCTGTACGGTATTAGCAGCCTGGGTAGGTGTAAATGCTCTGCCTGAACCTAAGGTGATGTTATTAAATGAATTATTACCTGTTATAAATAGCTGTCCTGAAGCTCCTGCTACCGTGTATGTGAGGTCACCGTATGTCTTGCCGCCACCAGCGAACGTGCGAGTGGCTGCATTAGAAGTTGAGGTACTGAATACAATTGTTGAATTAGACCCATTAAAAGTAGTAGCAGCCGCAACGGTGAAGCTAGGTGATGCTGCACCTGCCTGTAAAATAGTCCAGGTGGTTGTACCGAGATTTATTGTACTTGCTGTTGAGCTATTCAAAAATCGCCCAGACTGAACAGCATAGTTGTTGGTTGTGAGTGTACCATTGTTGAGTGCTATATCGCCAGCAACAGTAAGTGCGTCACTAAGTGAGTAGGTACCGCCTGGTGCGTCAATCGTTAGGCCAGCATTTGCATTAGTTATTGTTTGACCTGCTGATGTAATGGTATGCGAGCCGCGACCACTCAAAGTAATAACGTTAGAGAATAACGTCACACTGCTCATACTTGTTGCTAAAGTAAGTGAACCATACATACTATTGGGGATACTGTTCTTCATGGCTACGCTACCTGTTACGCCAGTGAAATCTATAGACGCACCAAGACGAGGCATATCGGCAGTAATTGTTTGCGAGGCTGCAAACGCATTGTTAATAACAACATCATCTTGAGGTAGCGGTACACGAGTAGTCCAGCCATGAGTTGACCAAGTAAACGAGCTTGTGCCTGTGGCTGTTTGAGTTACAGGTGTAGTAAATGTAATACCTGAGTTACCACCACAATCGCCCGATAACCCTGTAATTGCTGATAAATCCCAATCGCCTGCTCCTGCGCCATCAATGTCCATGAAGTCAGCATTTGTAACTGTAACGGTAGCAGCAGTAATAGTTTTTGATGCGCCACGAGCAATTGAGGCAATCAATAGGCGGTTGTTTGCTGCTGCTCCATTGGCAGTAAAAGTACCTGTAACTGTTACCCCTGCATTTTGAAGGTAGAAGATTATTCCACTCACTACTGTAAGATTAGCCCATGTACCTCCATTTTGATGATTAAACGTACCACCAACAGACTCGAATGTAAGTGAAGCACCATTCATGTTCAAACCGGCTGGGTTCATTGTTGCATTAGCTTTAAAAACAAAACTTGCTGTGTTGGCAGTGATGGTCGGTAGAGTACCACTAAAGTCCATCGCACTAGCATTTCTGTAAATATTAAGAAGCGATGAACCAAGTGTAAGTGTTTTAGCGGCAGCACCAGTAGTATTGAATATTAAGAAAGTACAGGTGTAGTTAGCTGTATCAAACGTACCAGCTTGTAGTATAAATACAGTCGATGTGCCAGTTATCACTTGTGTTAAAGCATCGCCTAAAACATAGCTTGAGCCAACACCGTTGATGACCATACTCGGCATAGTTTTACCAGCAGTGGTAATAGTCTGCTGAGTAGCCGAAGTTGAGATGAAGTTTATCGTACCTACAGCAGTATTTGTCCAGGTCATTCCAGAAGCTATCTTTAAGGCATTGTTACCAGCTCCAGCCGTACCATCACCGATAGTAATTATTGAGGTTGTGGCAGCCATAACGAATGTACCTGTGAATGCTCCACCTGTGCCGTCTACAAAGTTTAGGGAACGACATACGACAGTTGTAGAGGCTGGTACAGTAACGGTAACTGAGCCTGAGCCTAAGTCAATATATACATCATCAGCAGCAGTAGGTGCTGCTGAACCGCCAGCACCACCTGAAGTAGTAGACCACTTTGAACCAGCAGTTGCATTCCAATCGCCAGTACCACCAACCCAATAGCGGTTAGCCACGTTAAGCCTCCTCTACAGGTTCAGTTTCCTCTTGGTCTATAGGAGCTTCTACAACTGCTTTCCAGTTATCATATCGCTCTTGAAACATTGCTTCACGTTCAGCTTGTGAGGTATCACGAAGTTCAGCCATTGAATCAAAGATAATAGCATCTCGGTAAACTGTTTTACCATTTTCTGTTACGGTAAATTCTACTTTAGGTATTTCGTCAAACATATTTACTCCTTACGGCAGTTGGAACGCCATTGTTACTATTAGTCCTTTAGTACCAGTTCCGGCTACATCGACATCTATACGAATAAGGTCGCCAGTCAGTACGTCATCATTTCCTGTATCTATAACTGCGGCTGTTGTAGCGTCTTTAGAGTCGTATTCAGTAGCGTCTATCGTTAACTTGGTTGAAAGCATGTCTGCGAAAGTGTGGGCTGAAGTCGGAGTAGATTGTCTACCTCTAGCAAGCTGTACTGTTGGAAGTCCTGAAGATGAAGTTGTGATAACAGCCATTGAGCAGCTTACTAAGTTCATACCGTTTAATGCAGTAGGTATTCTGAAATAAGCCTTACCATCGCCTGTTGTGACTGTAGTAGTTGCGTCTATTGCATATACACTTACAGGTTTAGTACCAGCGTATGAACCTGCTAGACCATCTGGAGAGACGTATTTAGTAGTTGAAGTTCCGGTATTTGTTTCGGCTGCTGTTGCATCGTCATATGCGCTTGATGCAAGTTTAGAGTCTAATTGTGTTTGAATAGCTGAAGTTACACCATCAGTGTAATTTACCTCTGTAGCACTAGCTGTTATGTCTGATATATCTGCAAGGGTTAGAGTCTCTACTGCTACTATAGGATTAGCTGGATCAGTAGCATCTACATCTATATTATTACCAGCTACTATGGATTCAACAACACCACTACCACCTCCGCCTGAACCCCAGACTAGATCTTGGTTAGCATTAGATGCTTTTTTAAGGACTTGGCCTGTTGTACCGCCATTAGGTACTCGTGATCCGGCACCAGCTACATAAGAAGCACCCTGTAATGAATTAAGAAAGTCCTGTTCAGATCCTTTGTTACCTTTTTTCTTCCAGACTTCATAAGCAGATAAACCATCATCACCTTTTTCGCCTTTGTCACCCTTTGGCCCTTGCTTACCGTCTTTACCTGGATCTCCTTTGTCGCCTTTAGGCCCACGATCACCCTTATCGCCTTTTTCGCCTTTAATCTTAGATATGTACTCAATATCTTTTTTAATCTCTTCAGCGACCTCTACAGGGTCAGCATCATCACCCTTTAAGCCTTGCTCACCTTGAATACCCTGTTCACCTTGTATACCTTTGTCAGCGAATAGAACATAGTCTTTTTCATCAGATGGTAAACCTTTAGATCGAGTAACACAAAGATAAGACTTACCGTCATAAGCAACTAGATCACCAGGCATGTAGTAAATAGCCGGAGACCATGTACCTCTAGCTATGAATGCTTTTGTAGGTTGAGCTTTTAACTTCTCAATTCTTTCATCAAGATCTAGTATTCGTTCTAGTAAATCAGCCATTAACTCTCTCCTGGTACTAATGTGCAGGTACAATTGGGATGTAAAGGAGGTACGTCTATATCTGAGTATTCAATTCTCATCTGCCCACCATCAACACCTGATACAACATCGCCTATACTAGTAAAACTTGAGCCTATCTCTTTTGATCTACCGGCGTAAGTAGCACAGAACTCACAAGCACCGGGGTTAACAAACCATTCAACAGTGTTGTAGCCATTCTGCTTATAGACTTCTTCAGCTGTCATATTAGAGGCTTTAAGTGATTCAGTTCTAGCTATTCTCTCGGCCCTGTAACCTTTTGCTTCACTATAAACAGATTCGACACGCTTCTTTAGTTTAACTAGACTCTCACCGGCTGTCTGACCCTCTGAGAGCGTCTTTTCTAATGCCTTAATAGTATCTTGGTTATATACACCAGATATTTGTAGGATATGCTGTTCAACAGTCTTTCGCATCTCTGGAGATACAGTTAGAAGTTCGCCGGTAATAAAGTTAGCAACATCTTCGCCTTGCGCTTCTATTAGGTCTATAACAATCGGTGTAAGTAAGTCGGCTAGTATAACTGATTCTTCTTTGATATTAAACATCCACTCATCGTAGGCTTTAACGCTTGCTTTGATCTTGCTAATAAATAGATCTTCTTGATCTGCTGCAAACCTAGACATCGTTGCTTTCATTTTCTTAGAATAGACATCGTTAGTCTCTACTAGTTTAGTTCTGAAGTTCTCCCGATCTTGGTTTAGTTTCTTTTCCATATCTGATTTTGATACCTTTTTAAGTACGATCTTCTTTGATATTGTTTTACCAGTTGCTACAGGTGCAGCATCTTCAGACCTTAGTTCATTTCCGCCAGGTATAGGTGGAAGCCCCTGAGACTGTCGTGCTTCGTTTGGTGTGATCCATCGACCGACACCTTTATCGTTGCTGTTTAAAATGTGTACCTTATCTTCTGGGATCGGAGATATGTGGGTTATTTCGCTAGTAGAGTCAGCGACTCCCATGTCTTTTAATATAAACTCATAGGCTTCATCTAGACGATCCATTGATGGGTCTACCTTATACTTAGCGAATATATACTCTAGAGCTTCAGTTTCAGATCTACCCATACCCTTTTCGCCGGATGCACCGAGTAAGCCTTTAGGCATATCAAACATCATAAGCACATCTTCTTTGGCCATATCTCTAGTGATCTTCTGATCTACGTCTTTAAGTGTTGCGCCGACAGCTTTGAACTCAGCCTCACCACCACGAATGAATGCGGTCTTACCAGCGTTCTCTGGCCCCTCGTAACCCTCACGCCACTGTGCAGCGAATTGATTAAACGTCTCTCTAGACATATTAGGTAATGAGACGATACCTGATGGACTGGCATTGTTCTTCATGTAGTTAAGCGTAAACGAAGTAGTTACTAATTCGATGTCAACATACTGTGCGGCACGTTCCATAACTGACATACCTCGCCATTCGTTAAATGGGTTAGGTCTTTTATCGTGATATATCTCACTAGGTTCAAATGGTACTTGCTGACCATTATTCTTGTGGAGTATATAGCCAACAACCATACCCTCGTCAATTACCAATTCCATCTGTGATGGGTTAAGTAAGTAAATCTCTTTAACCTTTTTAGTCTGTTCGCCTCGCACTAAGTACCAGAAAGTCTCGCCATAGATCTCGTACAGCATAGCTTCAAGGTGGTGGAAGTAGTGGCCTGACTGTCTAGGGTTCGGTCTAGCTGCTAGGTTATATATCGGGTGGTTCTCTAGTGTGTCGCCATTCTTCTTTGCTACAAGTGGCTCATAGACTGATACAGACATACCGATCTTGTCGATAGCCTTGTAAGTAATGCCCATGAGTTGTTGGTGCGGCCGGAAGTCTGCCTGTTTACCGTAGTTACGAAGTACTGATGCGAGTGTTCTACCATTACCAAGTTCGGATGTGGTAAATGATTTGTAAGCGTTTTGGATTCGTTGTTTTAGATTCATGTATGTCCTGAATTATGACGCTCCAGGCGTTCTAATATTATTATATCATAACGTTAATGTTACATAGCTATATCATCCATTGTTATATAAGTCT